CTCGCCGCAAAAAACTAGTCATAACTTTTTTTGGTTTGCTCCTTTCGTTTGACAGAGCACCGTCCTACATTTGAAGGGAATGAGCGAGAAGGATGAGCCTCAAAAGCCTGATTTTACGGGGAAAGAGCAAATAATCACCACCAAGGCTCTGGCTAAGGCTTTTGGATGCACAATTCAATACATCGCGAAATTGGCTCAAGACGGAATCATCTTCAAAAAGGATACTGGAAAATACCTTTTGTTTGAGTCCGTCAATTCTTACATTCGCTATCTGAGATCGGCTCCAAAGAATCAATGGGGTAGTAAGGAGGAAGGGCAAACCGATTTCGACCGGGAGAGGCTAAGGAGGACCAAAGAGGAAGCCGACAAGCTTGAGCTTCTCAACGCTAAGACTCGGGGTGAACTCGTCGAGGTTGAGTTAGTCAAGAGGGAGGGTGAGAAAGTAATGGCAGCGATTAAGACCACGATTCTAAACGCCTCGGTCCCTGATTCGGTGAAGGACAAGACCTTGCAGGATCTCGTGGCATTGAAAGATAAGGACTTCTCGGGATCATGAGCGATCAACTTCGAGAAATCTTTTCATCGTGGCTAAACGTATTTGAGCCACCACCCCGTCTATCGGTTTCGGAATGGGCGAATGAATACCGCTTTCTTTCTTCGGAGTCTTCCGCAAGTCATGGGAAATACTCAACCGAAATGACGCCCTATGCTGTGGAATGGATGGATTCTGTTCTAGATCCTGACACTACGGGGACCGTCTTGATGGTAGGGGCTCAACTGGGGAAGACAGAAGCTCTAAACAATCTTGTGGGATACTTTATCGACGTTGACCCGGCCCCGATGCTGATGGTTCAGCCGACCGTTGAGATGGGTGAGGCATGGAGTAAGGAGAGATTGGCACCGATGGCTAGGGATACACCTAGAATTAAAGATAAGCTCTCTGACGTTAAATCTAGGCACTCGGGGAACACCATCGCTCATAAGACTTTCCCGGGTGGCAACCTAGCGATCACCGGCGCAAATGCTCCTTCTGGACTCGCAGCCCGTCCCAGGAGAGTTGTTTTCTTGGACGAGGTTGACCGCTACCCCGTGACGGCTGGGAGTGAGGGCGATCCCGTCTCGCTTGCCGTTAGGCGAACAGAAAGCTTCTGGAATGCCGTTGTCGTGATGACGTCAACTCCTACCGTAAAAGGCCGAAGCAGGATTGAAACGGAGTTTGAGGCTAGCGATCAAAGGCGATACTTTTGCCCTTGTCCCAAGTGTGGACATGAGCAAACCCTAAAATGGGCGAACGTGCGATGGGATGCGGAGGATGGCTCAGACGCCTATCTTCATTGTGAGGGGTGTGAAGAGCGACTAACTGATGAGGATAGGATTCAAATGGTCATGAACGGGAAATGGGTGCCGACCTATCCCGAGAGAACATTGAGAGGTTACCACCTTCCCGGTATTGCCTCGATGTTTCGCCACAAGAGGGGATATCAAAACCGTCTTCATCAAATGGCGGCGGAAAATATCAAAGTCAAGAAAGCGGGAAAGGAAGCACTGAGAACGTGGATCAATACTTTCCTAGGTGAGACATGGGAAGACGAGGGAGAAGGCGTGAAATGGGAACCCTTGATGCAAAGGCGCGAGGATTGGGGAGACTTCCCGAAAGAATGCCTTCTGGTTACCGCCGGGGTGGATATTCAAGGGGACCGGGTTGAGGTCGAACTTGTCGGATGGGGTGAGGGTGAGGAATCATGGAGTCTAGACTATCGAGTCATCATCGGAGATTTTAATACTCCCGAGGTGCAAAGGGAACTAGACGAGGTATTGAAGACGAAATGGATTCATCCTAGCGGATCAGAGATCGCCATCTCATGCACTTTCATTGACTCGGGGCATAAGACAAAGACGGTTTACTCCTACACGAAGCCGAGGCAAATCAGAAAGGTTTTCGCGTGCAAGGGGGTGGGTGGTCCCGGGGTTCCAATGGTCAATAGGCCGACAAAGCAAGGGGCTGAACGTTCCCTTTTGTTTTCTGTTGGGACCGATACCGCAAAAGAGTTGATCTACTCCAGATTGAGCCTAGGAGAGAAGGGTGACGGGTTCATGCACTTTCCGAACGACCGCCAGGAAGATTGGTTTCGCCAGCTTACAAGTGAGGTAAAGGTCACACGTTATCGAAATGGCATCCCCTATTCCCATTTCGAGAATCCCTCAAAAGCGAGGAACGAGGCACTAGATTTGAGGGTTTACGCCAGCGCAGCCTTGGCATTGTTGCGGGTCAACTGGGATACTTTGAAAAGGACAATTTTGACGCCTAAGCCAAAGGAAACCGAGAAGCCCAAAAAGAAGACGGCAAAGAAACGAGGAGGATGGGTGAACAACTGGTAAGAATTGACATATCGTCAAAACTTAATGGAAGACGCCACCAACGAAGAAAAGTTGTCAAAGGCTTTGGACACATTGGAGGTTATTGACGCCACTCTCCTGAAACTTTACGCAAAGACCGCATCCTCAACCTCTTTCGGGGATCAGTCGTTGACGCTCACGAGCATCAAGGATCTAGAGGAAAGCCGCGACAAATATCGGGTTGAGATCCAACAATTAAAACAAGCAGTGGCCGGGAGTAGGAAAACTCTAAAAATCCAGTTTAGATGATCGGTAAATTCTTTCAACGCAAACCGAAAGACAAGGTTAAGAAGCGCAGTTTCAAAGCGGTTTCTTCTAGTCGTCTGTCTCTTGACTGGATCACATCTTCTCTTTCTCAAGATGGGGAGTTGAGGGGGAACCTAACGAGTCTCCGCAATCGTTCGCGCGATCTCGAAAGGAACAACGAATGGGTGAAGGGTTTCTTGCGATCTCTTGAAAACAACGTCTTAGGAGAAAAGGGGGTCTCTCTCCAGGTCCGATCGAAGGAGCCAAACGGAACGCTTGACGAGGTAGCGAACAATCTGATTGAAGCGGGTTGGAAACAATGGGGACGGCGCGGGAATTGTGATGTGACCGGTAAGCATTCTTGGTGTGATGTCCAAAGACTAATCCTACGTTCTATCGCAAGGGATGGAGAGGTGATCATCAGGATGATGAGGTCTAGCGATGGTCTGAGACTTCAAGTCTTGGAAGCTGACCTTCTTGATGAGACATATTTTCTAAAACTAGATAATGGGAATGAGATCAGATTTGGTATTGAATTTGATCAATACAGGAAGCCGATAGCATATCACATGCTGACGAATCACCCTGGGGATTCTCAATTTGGGGCTGATTTCAAAAGGCGAGTTAGAATTCCTGCGGATGAAATCTTACATCCATTCCGAACGGAACGAGCAGAGCAAACAAGGGGCATTCCTTGGTTGGTATCTTCAATGAACCGTCTCAAGATGTTAGACGGTTACGCTGAGGCCGAGCTTGTCGCGGCTAGGACGGGAGCGGCAAAGATGGGATTCTTCACCAAAAAGACACCCGAGGGATGGACAGGGGAAATAGATGATGACGGGAACCTCCCCGTTGATGCCTCGCCAGGAACAATCGAGGAACTCCCAATGGGGGTTGACTTTCAATCTTGGGACACCAACCACCCTAATTCTGGTTATGGAGATTTCGTCAAATCGTGCCTCCGTGGAGTTGCTACTTCTCTCGGCATTAGCTATAACTCACTTTCCAATGATTTGGAGGGTGTTAACTATTCTTCTATCAGAGCGGGGCTCTTGGAGGAAAGGGAAGTTTGGAAAGCAATCCAAAGATTCTTGATCGAACATATTCTCGAACCGATCTTTGAAGCTTGGCTTGAGATTGAACTTCTTTCGGGACGCTTAGGGCTTCCTTTTGATAAGTTCTGGAAATTCAACGCTCCTGATTTCCGAGGCCGTCGCTGGGCTTGGGTTGATCCCAAGAAGGATATGGAAGCCGCAATTCTCGGGATTCAGCATCACATCACAACTCATCGAGACGTTATTGCAGACGGAGGGGGAGATGTTTACGAAGTCTTTACCAAGGCCAAGGATGATGAAGAACTAATGGATCAAATGGGACTCACTGAAGGAGAGACTACGGATCCTGTAGAAGAGGGCGAAGAACCAGCAGTTACAGAAGAAATTCAAAAGACTGCGTTAAATGGGGCTCAAGTAACCTCATTGCTTCAATTAGCCAATCAAGTTGCAAATGGAGAGATCCCCTTGCCTACTGCAAAGGCGATTGCTGAATCAGCATTCCCTGCTATTGGACAAGATAAGATCAATGAGATTTTTGATAGCATCGAAGTAAAAGAAGATCCCGCGCAATTTGACACGCCATCAGAAGATGATGGTGACTCGCAAGGAGATTCCTAAAAACAAGCTTTGGCATCGGTCTCTGGAGATCGACAAACGGGCCATTGACGAAGAGTCTAGAACGGTTGAACTAGCATTTTCCTCTGAGTTCACCGGAGAGCGTTGGTATGGGACCGAGACATTGAGCCACGAGAGAAGCGCGGTTCGCCTTGATCGAATCAATAATGGGGGCGCATTGCTTTTAGAGCATGACCGCAACGATCAGATCGGAGTCGTTGAGCGTGCGTGGATCGATGACGATAAAAAGGGAAGGGCTCGTGTTAAGTTTAGCAAGAGCGCACGAGGTGAAGAGATTTTCCAAGACGTGAAAGACGGTATCAGACAGTTGGTTTCTGTCGGGTATGTGATTCACGGTGAGAGCACCCAAAAGCTAGATGGAGGTCGGGAGGCCGTCACTGCTACTGACTGGGAGCCTTACGAACTGAGCTTGGTCAGCATCCCGTTCGACGACTCTGTGGGAGTCGGGCGAAAGATGGAAAACGAAACCACGGACAAAACTAATACTACTAAAACCATGTCTGATACTATCAAAGACCAGGCTGACAAGGCCACTCCTCCCGAGGCTCAAAAGCGTTCCGTGGAGGTGATCAACGAGCGTCCCACCGTGGACGCTAAGAAGGAGCGGGAAACTGCTATTAGCGCAGAACGTAGCCGTATTGCACGCATTCAAGAGATTGCTGAGGCTTCCAAGTCTCGGGGAATCGTTCTTGATGCCAACAAAGCGATTGAGCGAGGAACTGATATCAATGAGTTTCAGTCCGAAGCCCTTGCTGCATTCACCAGCCGACATACCGACTACACCCCTGCCAACGATCTTTCCAAGAGTGAAAAGCGGGATCTCGCAAAATTCGATCTTTCCCGAGCCCTGCAATCCTGCATCGGAGAGCGGAAACTTGAAGGCATCGAGAAGGAAATCGTCACTGAAGGTTTTCGTGAGGCTAACGAGGCCGGAATCAAGCGAGGTGGCGGAATCATGCTTCCCGGCTTTTACGTCAATCGCGCCCAGCGTGACATGACTGCTACCGGGGGCACTGGTGGAGATCAAGGCGGAATGACCGTGGCTACTGAAAAGGCAGGTCTCCTCGATGACTTCTACAATGCTAACGTCCTCGCTCAAAGCGGTGCTACGGTTCTGACCGGGCTTACCAGCAATCTCGACGTTCCTCGTTTGATTGCCGGAAGTGATCCCGCAGGCAAGGCCGAGAATGCCACTGCCGATGAGATCGCACCGACGACCGCTCAACTTGAGCTTTCGCCGCAACGTCTCCCGGGTTACGTCAACATCTCGAAGCAGCTTATCATGCAGAGTTCATCTGCGATTGAAGCGATTGTTCGCTCTAACGTGACTGCTCAGATGCTTGCCGTTCAGGAAGCCGCATTCTTCCACGGAACCGGAACCAACGAAGCCGAAGGTATCGCTGGAACCAATGGAATCGGAAGCGTTGTTGGTGGAGATAACGGTGCTGCTCCTTCCTGGGAAGACATCGTTGATCTTGAAGAAGCAGTCGACGCCCAGAATGCTCTTGGTGGTAGCCTGTATTACTTCACCAACGGGCAAATCAAGAAGAAGCTCAAAGAGACTCCGCTCCAAGGATTGGGTGTTGAAGGTGCGTTCATCATCCCCCCGAACACTCGGAACGGAGAGATCGAACTGAACGGATACCGGACTGCGTTTACCAACGCAATCAGCCGGACTCTCGACAAGGGGGATGCTACTGGAGAATGTTCAGCCATCTTCTTCGGGAATGCTTCCGATTACTTCATCGGATACTGGGGTGGATTGATGCTTGACCTCGTCTCTGACGCTACCCTCGCTACGAAGGGACTCTACCGACTCGTCGGGGAGACCTACTACGATGGCGGCGTGCAGCGTCCTAAGAGCTTTGCAGCAATGCTCGACGCTCTGGGAGCGTAAATCACAACTTTCTTGTTTGGTTGTTCATAGTCCGAAAGGCGCAGGGGTTCCGGCTTCTGCGCCTTTTTGACTCTCTCAAAGTATCATGAAGACTCTTATCGTGACTGCCCCTTGCTTTCTTGATGAGAAGCCATTGGAGACTGGAGAAGTTCTAAAGCTTGAAGATGCGAAAGCATATCTATTGCTAACTGGTGGTCGGGTTAAACTCTTCGATGGAGTTATCGAAGAAAAGCCCGTTACCAAGAAAGCCGCTAAAAAGGCAGCTAAGAAAAAGGCTAAGTAATGCAAACTGCACTTGCTCAATCTTTCGGTGATTCGTTTGAAGAGCACCTTGAAGACTTCGCAGTTTCAATCGTTATCAATTCCCAGACTATTCGGGCCGTTGTTAACGAATCCCAATTTGGCAGGGAACTGATGGAGGGAGGCTTCGCCGATGACTCTGATATTGATGTGAAATTCCTACTCTCCGACCTATCGGCAATTCCTAGCCTTGGGGATCTCGTGACCTATCGAGATAGGAACTTTCGAGTTTCACGCCTAGGGATTCAACCTGGAGCCCTTGTCGGGGAGATTACTTGCCGACCGTCCAAGCGTTAAAGACGCTTCAGAAGCTCAATCAAGCCAGCGGTATCGGCTTTCAGGGCCTCAATCTCGTCTTCATCCATTGCGGGGATTGTCTTTCTTAGGATTGAAATCAGGCCGCGCAGATGGGGAACGTAGTTGTCCCTACCGAACTTTCTCTTTCTCTCCTCGTAAGCCTCGGGTGTGATGATCTTAGGATCATCTGGGAAGCATGAGATTGAAAGCTTAAGTAGCTTCTTAGGAGGGGCCTTGTCTAGCTTTGAAACGAACTCAAGCCATGCGTCCCGCTTGTCCTCGTTTGAGATCGTGGAGATTGCTTGGTGATGCTCAAAAGTCAGGGATGGAACCCTCTTCTCAATCGGGATTCTGCGGCAAACAGTGGCCAATGAGAGAAGGGATTGACGATCAACCCCCGTCAGTTTCTCAGCCTCAATCATCAATTCATTTGGAATCCTCTTTTTGAAATTGGTGCCACCGTAAACCAGCCAATCTCCGAGTGCCCATGAAAACCTTTTGGTGGCTTCTCCAAAGCGGTTTCCGATCTCTTGCCATTCCTCAAAGGGAAGCTCCCCTTGAAATTGAATCCCGACTTGGCCGGGAGTTTCGATAAGCTCTAAAGACATTGTTCAATCAGTTGTTTTAGTTTTTTGGAACGAGCAATTCGGCAATTCTCTTGCCCCGAAAAATTCCGCATAGCTCGAACAGGCGGAATTCCTAAAAGATTGCAGAGATCTACGCATCTCCGACTAACGGTTGCCCGGGTAACCATGTTATCCCTTGCGATCTGCGCCATTGATTTCCCTTGATAGCCAATTCCCGATATAAGAGATAGGCATTCAATCGAAAGGGCAGGATGGGGGCATTTATGAAGAATCCCGATCAGGGTTCGCATCATCATTAACTCTGGTGAATCCATCTTGGGTTGCTCTTCTTGGATTTCTTCAGGCATGACAACCGGGACCCTTTCGCCATTCTCCCAATAAAATCTTTCAGACATGTAATAAAAATTACCCTTCATTTGACAAATTAGCAATTCTTAATGGCTTTCAGGCAATCGGGAACATCTCAGACAATCCAGCAGGTCTCGGAGAGGTTTGAAACCGATAGATTCGGGATTGATACCGTGGAGCTTGTGGTGAAAATCCCAGACAATCTTTTCCCGTCTCAGGTCTTATCAGACTTCGCCCCTCATCCTAGGTTTTCAAACATGCTCCTTTCTAGGAGATCTGGATCTAGGAATGAGCCTGGTTACATGACGGTCTCCTATCTTTTTGAAGGATTCCTCCTTTCGATCCCTGAGCCCACATACGAGCTCACAACGTCTTTGACGGTTGAGCCTATTCAAACTCATCCAGACTTCGCCACGTTCGCAGGGACGCCAGCAGCCCCCCTTAACGGATCCTTATTTGTTGATCCTGAAACAGGATGGGAGTCATCTAAAACCAATGCCGTCTGGAAAGAATTTGTTGGATCAAGCAAAGCCGGGATTGATTCATATCTTGTTCCTGGGGCTGAATGGAGAGAAACTAAATTCCAGACCAACGAACCAACTGGAATCAGGGATGTTGGAACGATAGACAGTCCTGACGGTCCCGCCCCTAGCGTCTCAGGCCGAGACTGGCTAGCATGGGCAGAATCTTACATTAGGAGAGGGGCAGTCTATCAGGTAGCTACGGTCTGGAAACTATCGGGCCGAAATGGATGGGATTCAGACATCTATTAACCTCCAATTTAAATGGATTTAGAAACGATATTTCAAGGGGGATTTACTCCCGCAAAATGGAGACTCTTAGGGGACTACCTCAAAGGAGACAAGCTACACCCGGGGAAAGGAATCAGAATTGATAATTCTGCATCAAGTGGGAAGACGGTTTCTGCGATCAAGCAAAGAGAATACAGGAGGTCACAACAGCCGCCCTTTTCAATTCTTACTTTGCAAAAGGTCCCGGCCAGCGATCCCGCAGAATACAAGGTTACGCTCCAAGACGGCTCAGTCATCGAAAGGGATACAACATCGGGAAGCGATGGAGTGGTCGAACATGATTGCAACATTGGAGGTTCCCCGATGTCTACCAGACCGAGGCCGGAACTAACTCTATCAGATGGGGAGTTCATTGCAGTTACGTTCACCACTGATGCGGATGGCTTCATCCAAGGAACACCTGCCGTTGTCGCGGCATCAACAGAGCAAGATTCAATCCACCACCAGCCAGCCTCGGGAGAGGGGCTAGGAGAATCGGGGGACTATTGGATCAAGATTTCTCAACTCAATATCGTTTCAGGAGCCCCAGAGATCACGGTGTTTCAACAATCAGACATCGAGCACTCGCGGCTATGGAAGGGGCGAAACATCGGCGGGGCTCGATACATTCACAAAGAGCGGGACGGAGCAAATGATACCTACGACTTCCGAACGCTTGAGCAATTTGAGCCAGTCGGTAGAACTTACGGAAAAGTCATTGTTCCTTTTGTAAATGGAGACGAGCAGGATGATGCGAATGATTCCATCAAATTTTCCGCAATCGCAGAACGGGCGAGCAATCCCCAAGTCAACGTGAAAGATAACGGGGCCGGGATCATCACGGTTGAGGGTAACGGGAACTCTGGAGTCTTGGAGTGGTCTAACTGTGAAGACCCAGCAGTGACCGTTACACTTCTTCAGTGGGAAGACGGGTTAATCATAACAAATGAAGATACCAAGATCACCGCCGGTTGTTCTGGTAGTGGATCGGGGGGGTGATATGTTTGATATTGACGTTGATACCAGCAATCTTGAGCGAGTCATGCGCGACTTCGCGAAGCAAGCAAACAAGGAGATGGATGAGATTGTTGAGAAGCAAGCGGGGATGCTTGTTGGTCACCTTATTGCTTTGACGCCACCAGCAGCCGCTAAGAGCCAAGCGATGAACGATTCCGGGGGAGTTAAGCCAGAGGCTAGAAAGCGAGGAGAGAATCGCATCAAGGCAGACTTAGCAGTTCTATTTCCAACGGCTAGAATGAAACCTGAGAATGCCAAGGCAATGGTCAAGGCTGGTTATCAATTTGGAACGAGACGAGGCAGAAAGACGGTCAAAATGTATGCTGAAAGCATCTCTGATCTTCGCAGAATTCATCAATTAGCTAGATCAAAATCAACGGGACGGGTTAGGACGGGAACGACCGGGCAAAACATGGCACTCACAAGAGCCGCTTTGAAGAACCAATACTTTAAGATGATCAAGGGGGACGTTGGTATTCTTAGCGCGGGATGGATGAGGGCAGCTAGGAAGCTTCAAACTGCCAAGGGGAAGACTCCAACATGGATCACAAGGCATGGAACAAAACCTGGAGCAACCGAGTTTCGGCATTCCAAGTCTGGTCTGACGATTACTATCAGAAACAAGATGCCGTATTTTCCAAAAGATTACGCGAGACGATTTCAAAGAGCGATTGACCGTAGAGAATACGGATTGAAAACCGCACTTCAAGCGATGCTTGACAGGAAAGCTAGAAGAGCAACCCAACGAATGAAATGACAAGGACAGGAATTATCAGAAGGCTTCAGAGCTACCTTCAGACGGCTTATGATGGGCCGATTACAATCCTAGCAGAAGAGGATGACGGGGATTTAACCCCACCATGCGCCGTGGTTAGGATCGGCCAGAGCGATGAATTTGGAGCAAACCAAGCTTTGGTCTGGGACTTCAATGTCATGATCGCTGTCTTTCACGATGCAGATGAAGACTCTATCGAGACCGCAGAAACTCAATCAGAAGCCCTGTTTAACGAGCTTTGTGATATCGAGGAAGTGACCAACTATTTAGAGCTTGGAGGGTTCCTGGTTTCTGTCTGGAGACCGTTAACGATAGAGGCGGGAAGGGAAGAAACTAAATGGATGCACGTTCATGGTTTCCACCTCATTGCGGCAGACTCGCCTTGAATTTTGACACCTTGAAAGAGTCATGGCAGTTCAAGTTTCTGGAACTCAGGTTTCATGGGGAATCCCGGCAGATGGGAAGACGGCAGCGGATTCACTAGTTGAGGGAATCGTTCAAGATTTCGAGATTTCAACCGATGGCAATCTTACTGAAATCACCGATGAGGATGGGGATTTTGTTTCTCGTGTTGACCACGGAGAAAAGAACACGGTTACTTTCTCAAGCCTAGTAACCGACACAAGCCCAACGCTGCCAGCCAAGGGAGCTTCCGTGACGTTCTCTGCTGCGATTAATGGGGTTGCACTCAATACTGGGCTTTCATTCGTTGAGGATGCTTCGATTGCTTACGCTGGGACCAATACGACAACCGTTTCAATTACGGTTTCCCATTACCCTGACATGTCTGCTCCCTAATGTCATCTCTTGACAATCTCCAGAGGGCTCTTGATAGCGTCGAAGGAGCCACACCAAAGGAAGTAATTGACGCCTTTCTTCCTAAAAAGAAGGAGATCGCTGGGAGAAGTCTAGTTCCCCTAACCCTAGGGCATTCAATCTTTTTAGCAAATTGCGACCACCCCTTGTCTCGTGGAGAGCTTGAAAACTGGAAACCTCACGAGACCGCTCTTGCCTTATTTGCGTTCACGAGAGGATCTGGCGAACTAAAAGAAGAGGTTGCAAATGGAACGCTAGAACAATCCCTTGATGATTTCATGAAGGATATTCCCTTGGGATCAGTCCTAGCATTTACTGCCATTTTGATGGCTCATTATATTGAATCGCTACAAACAGGGGTTGAGATGCACGATCCTAACGCAAAAGGAAAGGCTCAAAAAAAAACCCTTTTGGATGGATTCTGTCAACGCTTGCGGGACTTTGTCGCCAATATCATTGGACGCCTGATTTCGTTCTTCACCAACTCCCGGTGAGTCAAGCCTTTGCCTTGTCCGCTTGTTCCGCTTGGGCTTCTGGGATGGAGCCTAAGAAGGGCGGTTACATGGACAAGGAACTTGATAGAAGATTGCAAGTTTTGGAAACAGAGAATTGACTTTTGAATTGATATAATGGCAGGAGCGCACGTCAGCATTGGAGCCGATTCCAAGAAAGCGGAAAGGGAGCTGAAGTCTTTCGAGAGGAAAACTCGTAAGATTGCCAAGAGTATTCAAAAAGGCTTTCAAGAAAGAATCGGACATAAGCTTTTTGATGGGCTGACGGGAGCAGCAAGAGCGGTCCCGGGTATTCTGAATGATGCGATCAAATCAGCTTCTGATTTAAACGAAGAGCTTTCAAAGTCGGAGGTGATTTTTAAAGATGCATCCTCTGAAATTGAGTCATTTGCAAATGGAGCCGCCGAGTCGATGGGGTTGACTAAAACGGCAGCACTTCAGGCAACCGGGACTATCGGGAATATGTTCACGGCAATGGGGATGAGCGGGAAAGAGGCCGCTGATATGTCCATGAGCATGGTTAAACTTGCCGCAGATCTCGGGTCATTTAACAACACTTCAACCGATGATGCTATCCAAGCAATCGGAGCAGCACTCCGTGGTGAGTCTGAGCCAATCCGCCGATATGGCGTCCTTTTGGATGATGCTACGCTAAAGGCCGAAGCATTAACAAAGGGCCTTTATGATGGAAAAGGAGCATTAGAACCGGCATCAAGGGCACTGTCAGCATACTCCGTCATTCTAAAGCAAACCACTTCCGCCCAAGGAGATTTTGAAAGAACGTCAGACGGTCTCGCGAACTCTCAAAAAATAGCAAACGCAAGGATTGACGAGGCAGCAACAAAACTAGGAATGGCACTATTGCCAGCAATGCAAAAGTTTGTCGATCTTCTAAACAATACCGATTTTGACGCAATGGCAGACGGGATCGCTGGTCTTGTTGATGGCTTTGCAAGCCTAGCCTCGACAGTTCAAGATGCATATGGATTCTACAAGGGCTTGATTGATCTGATGCGCGGAAATAAATCAGTTTTTGATGGTCCTCAAATTGAGACTATCAACGCCAATGCAAGCGGGATTGAAATGCTTCCAAAGGGGGAAACATGGGCTTCTTATTATCGCAAAAAGGAGGAAGAAAGACAACGGGCACAAGCCAGATTGCTTGAAGGGGCAGACCCTAATGATCCATTTGGGGAGCAGGCAATGAAAGCAAACAGGATGGCTGATCTTCAAAAACAAATTGAAGCTAGAAGAAAAGCAAATGAGGACTTCTTTAGTAGATCTGAGCGCAAGAAAAAGACAGAAAGCAAAGATCCTGCATCCAATTTGATTGACGCTCTCAGAGACAGATTGAGCATAGTCCAAGATTCTTTAAATCAATCCTCATCACTCTCGGGAAACCTTGCCGTTTCTTCAATGCAGAGAATCGGTGGAGGTGGTGGGGTTGCTTCAACCCTCGACATCCAAAAGAGACAAGCAAACTTGCAAGCTGAAATGGTTGAACTATTAAAACAAATCAACTCAGCCGGGGGCATGAGTGGCGGCATCTCCGACTTTTGACACAAACTAAAATTTAAGCATGAATCTTTACGTTGACCTAGACGCTTTGCAATTACGGGCATCCTTGACCGATGCAAGGAGGGTTTCGGGAATTGAGGTAAAGAGAGGTGATGCTTTTCCGCTTGTCGTTAGATTCGTTCAGGGTGGATCTCAGGTTAGACTTGATTCAACGACCGTCATCAATTTCGCGATCAAGGAAAACGGAAAGTATGATGACGATCCTCTAGTTTTAGAATCATCTTTCACTGCTTCTACCGTTGAAGATCCAGACAGCGATCCACGCTACACGGCAACGCCTAGCCTTAACACGACCGAGCTAAACGCGCTTTTCTCAATCGACGGGGATTCTTCAAACGATCCGAAATCAGTCGTTGCGATGGG